TGCATTGTTTTTAGTTCTGTACCAACATTTATAATACCAGAAGCATTTTTATTTACTAACATAATAATATACTTTGCAATAATGTCAACATAATCAAAATTACCAACTTGATTAATCCAAGCATTTTCATATTCAAATGGAGTGTTTTTAAAAGAACATCTACAAATTAAAAAATTATTGTTTTTTAACATAATGTATTCATCAGCTAATAATTTGTAATAACTATACCAATTATTAGAAATAAGGGGTAAATCATCTTCACTTGCATTACTAATTGAATTAGCATACACATAATCTGTTGATATATGAATTAATTTTTTATTTGTGATATTACAATAATCACTTAGTTTTGTAACTGCTAAATAATTAATTTCTTTTGAATTTTTTGAATTAGCATCATAAGTATTAGTATATGCAATACAATTTAATATTGTATCATATTCATCTAAAAAATGAATGTATGATTCTAATTTAGTAAAATCTATATTATTCTTACTCCTTGATATAAAATCCCAGTTAGTTTGATTAACTATTTCAGAACCTAATAACCCATGCCCAAGAACTAATAGTTTCATTTTGATATTGAATAATAATCCCCAACAACAAATTTCATTTTTGTATATATTGATGATTCATTGCTTTCTTTATATTTTGATAATGGTATTACTCTAAAATCACAACTAACTCTTGTATTTTGTGTTGTATTCTTTTTATTACCATGAGTTAAATGGCAACCATTCCACATTACAAATTCGCCATATAAAACATTCATTGGCTTATAATCACCTTTATCCTCTTCAGATTCAACCCATACTGTGTTTGTTTCATATGCATCTGTAAAAGGTAAATAAAAATTTATCTCTTCTTGATTGTGGTTATATGTTTTATCTTTATGGTATTCAAAAACACCTAAATTATTAACTAATTGTGTTCTAAATGTTGGAATTTTCTGATAAACAATTTTCTCCCCAAAAATAGGTTTGATTACATTGTGTATAAATTCATCATAAATTGGTGTAAATTTATCTAAGTTGGTATAAAATAATTTATGCCATTTAGTTGATTGGTCTGTACCTTTTATAAATAAATCATAATCTTCAAATTTGTGCATTTTTTCTAAATCATCCAATTGTAACATATTAGAAATAGCATCCCTAAAAGAATAATGATTGGTATCATAATTAAAATAATTCATATTTATATTTTTTTAAATTTTTTTATAGTTTCCTCAATATACTCAAATATTTCATCTTTATAGTGCGGGGCAGCCCCAACAAAAAAAACTTTATCTAATACTTTATTTGCTTCTGGGTAATTTTTATAATCATCAAGAAAACTATATCCATTGTGTAATAAGATATTACCAGCAAAATAATTTCTTGTTTGTATTTTATTTTCTTCCAGAAAAGCAACTAAAGATTCTTTTAATTCTTTGTTTTCACAAATAAAAGGTGTTCCAAACCAACAAACATCTGCTTTATCTAAAATAGATGGGGTGGATATCCCATCAATATTATTTAAAAATATGTTTTGAATTTTTGTTTTTGATTTTTTCCTTTTTTCCTCAATCTCTTTAAATTTATCTAATTGGACAAGTCCTATTGCTCCTTGTAAATCCATTGGTTTTAAATTATAACCCATATCATTAAAAACATATTTGTGGTCAATAATACCATCATAATTATCCAACCAATTGTCAAATCTTTTGCCACATGTCCCACATGATAACAAATTTGCAGATCCAACACAATAGCAATCCCTTCCCCACCAAGACAAACTCACAAAAAGTTTACTTAATAATTCATCATTTGTGCAAACCATTCCACCTTCACCTGTTGATATATGATGTGCTGGGTAAAATGAGTTTGAAAATGCAACATAATATTCATTTAAATATTTGTCACCCCATTTTGAACCTAGACTATCACAATTATCACCAATTAATTTTAAATTATATTTTTCACATAATTCAATCAGAACATCAAAATTTGGTGGATTTCCTAAAACTGGGGAAACAAATATGCCTCTAGTCTTTGGGGTTATTTTAGACTCAATTTGATTTAAATCAAAATTTAGAGTGTCCCATTCAATGTCAACAAATATTGGTTTTAATTTATTTTGATGAACAACAGATATTGTTGTTGGGAAACCAACTGGGGATAAAATAATTTCATCATCATCTTCCCACTCAAATCTTTTTTTAAGACCTGCAATTAGTATTAAATTGGCAGAACTACCTGAGTTAACCATATGTGAAAATTTCACATTAAACATTTTTGAAAATTTCTTTTCAAATTTATGTACATTTTCCCCAGATACTATCCATTTACCATTTAATAGTGAGTTAATTGCTGATGCAATTTCCAAATCATCCCAAAAAGGACCACTATAATAAACAGGGGTCTTTCTTGGTATAAATTTTTTATTGTTATAAACATATGGAATGTTATGGTTATTTACTAACTCTTTAATATTTTCAATACTTATCATTATTTACAATTTTATTTCAACCCTTTCAGCCCAACCCCTCTCTTCACTTAATCCCCAAAACACAACTCTGCTTGGATTTTTATCTGTCATAAACATTTCTTCATAGTGAATAGGCGTTCCATTTTCTATAAAGTTTCTCAACCTATAATCATCAATAAATTTAATGTCAATGCCAACACCATTCTCATCATCAAATGCTACTAAAATACTCTTGTAATCATTTGCTGGTAGTTGATTCCTATCAATATTAACCAAATGGTAAAATGAATACATAAATGAGTCTTCCCATTCTTTCTCATCTTCAATAACTGGATTGGGTGGGAATTTATTTTCTTTTGTGTATTTTTGAAATGATTTTTTCTTAAAATGTATTCCAGCATATTTCTCATAATCTCTAAGAGTTCTTACTGTGCCAAGGTCATATCCAGTCAAATCAAAACCATTATCTTCTGTTCTCAATAATTGCCTTATTTTAGATCTACCAATATCTTGTTGTTTCCACCACATAGTGTCACCACGTTTGCTTTGGTCATCCCAAACAAGTTTGCCACTCCTCTCTTCTCTCATTGTTGCATGCCAAATAACAACTTTATGTGGGTGAAATAAATCATACCCATGTGTAAAACTACGTACAGTCAAATTTAATTCCTCACCGCTAAAATATATGTCTGGGTCATGCTTAACCTCTTTTGCCCATTTGTTTGGACCAAATGCAAAATGCCCACTAAGGAATCTAGCAGGATAAGGTTTTGTTAAACTTTGCCAATTTGGAACACCTGTTGGTCTAATGAATATAGTTCCATGTGGATAAAAACTTGCAGCCTCAGATAACCAAGGTTCTGTAACCCTCTTCTCTGGGTCATTGAATGGATCATAATATGGTAAATATCCGCAAATTAGGGGGTTATACCCTTCTTTAACTAAATCTGCATACCAAGTTAATAATGTTGTGTCCCATCCTTTTGTAAATCTATGATGAGCATCTAATTGTAATACAAAATCTTCATCTGTTAATAACTTTTCATTTATGATTGCCCTAGCATAAGGTAAACCTTTTGCTTCTGTATAAAGCATATCATAAATTTTGAATCTTTTGTCTTTTCTAAATTCATCCAAATTATCAAATTGGTCATCTGGATGGTATTGCCTACAAATACCAAAAACTAAATTCTTTGGTTTGTCTGCATTCTCTATTGCATTCTTTATAGTTGGAATTAACTCTGGTTCTCTATATGCTGGTAAGTGAAGTAAAATTTTCATATTTTATTAACTAATTTTATAATTAATAAAATATTATTTTTTTTTATAAAGTAAAATGATTAATTAATTTAGTTCTAAATAATAAACCAATATAATATGTTTTTGTTTTAGTAATAATTATTTTTATATATTTGGCATTGACATCCAAGGTGGAATAGACTGTACTATTTTTGGATTTTCTATATTGTCTATTGATTCAATTAAGACACTTTGTAAGTTATCAATATCTAAACTTCCACTTATCCATCCAACTACTACAGATTCTTGTAATTCATCAAATGGTATAAAAATAGATTCAGGAGGAGTTAACTCTGTACTTCCTGCTATCCCTGTTGATATGTTACCTTTTGTTGCTTCATAATACCAATATACTTTATTAATCACTTTCTCATAAGTATTATATATAGGTATGTATTCTAAATTTTGTATAATTATTTTATATTCCATTATTATTTAATTTATTATAAATACCTTGGAAAATTGATTTGGTATTCCATACTCACCACTTGCCTATTGGACATGTAGCCAATTCTAAATGAACCTTTGCTTCCATAAAACAACCGCACTGAGTACATCGTTTTTCCTTAAAGAATTCACACCCTTCACAAATACTATA